TATCGTTATCAATTGGCATAACAATTAGGTCAGATGCTTTTAGTGGATATCTGTCTACATCTGACAGAGTAGTATCGAGCATAAACTGAAGTGCGAATCCAGTTTTACCATAAGATAACTCTCTTTCTAGCAAATCGTCATCCGTAAATCTTTTTGGGTCTGTAGGAAGCCCACAGAGAGGTTTTTTGGCTCTGGAGATAGTATCACATAGCAAAGGTGACAAACGGCTGCTGTAACGGCTTATATCGTCTTCTGAGGGGTATCGTGCTGTCCAGATGCGTATTTCATAGCCACGATTGGGTAATTCTTCATAAATTGACAATTCTGTCTGTGGTGTACCCAAATATACGATGCGACCATCTGGTTTTAGAATCGCATCAAACTCTTTTATAGATTCACCTAGTTTGTCTCGCATCATTTGAGTAGCAGAGTTATTTGGTATCTCGATATCATCAGCGACAATTAAGTCTGCACGACTACCTGCTAGTTGTCCAGTAATACCTACTGACTTAACTGAGGGAGAGTGTGAAGCTGCTGCAGGACCTACATCAAAAGATATCTTAGATGCTCTTTGCTCTTCTCTAGGTTTTAAATGATTAAGTATAGGCATCTCGTGTATTAGTCTCTGTGTAAATGTAGAGAAGTCATCAGAACGAGTTTTACTAGCTGAGACAACAAGAACCTTTAGTTCTGGATTAATCAACAATTGATGAACAACAAAGGCACTAGTAATATAACTTTTACCAACACCACGAAAAGCTTCAATGACTAATCGTCTAGGACCATTTTGTATATAGTTAGCAATATCATACTGTATTGGAGTAGGCTCTGGTAAGTTGAGATGTCTCCAAACGAGATATAGAAAGTTTCTAAAGTCAATGAGTTTGTTGGGTTTTGATTTCTTCAAGTTCGTCTTCATCATTATTAAAAGGTAATTCTTCCATTAGTTTGTTTAAAGTAGAACCATCTACTGGGATAGCTTCTACACCATTGTCTTTTAAGAACTTTACAGCTACACCAAGGTCAGCAGGTTTAGCAGAACCAGAACGCACTCGTTCTAACAGTTCTATTGCAGTTGCCTCGTGTAGGTCTTCTAATAATTTTTGTGATTTATTTTTTTGAGTCATTAGCCTTTCCTTTTTGGTTGTTTACTTCGGTTAGCTGACTTAGACATAATTCTAAGATTATTAGGACTATTATTAGTTGTATTAAAATCCTTATGGTCGACTTCTTTACCATCGCCCTTTCTTACTCTACCTTGTCTAATAGCATATCGCCTAGCAGCATTTCTACCGACTCTGCGTTTCTTTTGTTCTGGAGTTCCGTGATAATCATCGTATTCTTTTCTATAGTTTCTTTTCTTCATTACTTTTTTCCAAAGAATTTAGTAGCACCACGAATACCGAATGACGCAGCTACAATTGTGCCGAGCAGGTAGGTGTACCAATCTGGTGCTCTTTCTAAAGCTGCAAAGAAAGCTGTGACTCTTTCTTCTTGCCCTAGTAAAAGTAAAACAAGGGGTATAGAAAAAATTATGGTGAGCCATTCGTCTTTCCACGAACTGTCACTTGCTTTCGCCATTTCCATATCCCAATCAATTTCCCCTGAGACTTTCTTTTCCATTATCTTTGTCTCAGCTTGAACTTGTAATAGTTTTTGTTTTGCTTTCTCTTTCTTAGTTTCAAAGTAGCCTTTTACTACACTACCTAAAATATTTGTTATTGCTCCAAAAATCATTTATCCTCCTTGACTTTGAAATATTAAATATCCTATAAAACAGACAGCAACTATTCCTCCAATAACTAACAGCCCTATACCTATTGTTTCTATAAGTTGTTGTCTTGCTTCTCTCTGTTGAATTAATTCAAGCTTTCTTCTTTTTCTAGCTTCTGCACAAAACTTTACATAATCTGTATATAAATTTGGTCTGCCGTGTATAAGCATATATTCTTTGAGTTCTGCATCATACCTTTTCATTTTTTCTAAAGCCATAAACTCTTCAAGGTCACTTTCTTTTTTGTTACTAATAACAGTAAGCATAGAGTTTTTTCTTTTGTTGGCTTTATCTCTAACAGTTTCGTGTGCGTGAACTAGCTTTCCAATAGCTTCACCTGCTTCAAACAATTCCTTGCCATTTGATATTGTGCGTTTAATTATACTAAAAGCTGCGTTTGCAGCAGCTAGTTCTGCTAACATTATATTCCTTTCTTGTCATTAAAATTTTATAAATACATTAATACACAATGTAATCATAGCAATAGTGGATGCCATAATCATTGCTTCTAACCTCCATAGTCTTTTATCTAAGCCTTGTAGCTTTTCTTGTACTGATTTTGCTCTTTCTGCACATTCTCTTTCGTGTGCTATAAGTTCTGTCTGTAATTGTTGTGTAGTCTTTAATTCTTGCATTTGACTTAATCTAGGCATTAGAATATAATTGGTTGAGGTGTTGAGTAGTTATTACCACTATAATCACCATTTTGATGACTTCCCCCATAACCAACTCCATATAATGTTCCATCAGTTGCTAAAAGATGTGAAGAACCTTCAGAAGTATAACCTGCAGGACTTATGTCTTTTATTTCTTTTTGAATTAACATTTTACCCCAAGTAGTTCTATTAGTTGCCGTGCCATCTCCACACGCACCATTACCATTGTATCCAACAGCCCAAACCTCACCACTAGATGTTAATGCAACAGCAGTATCATAATTTACACTACCAGTATACATTAGCTTAGTTATACCACTAGGTGCAGAAGCTGATTGTGTAAAAGTAGATAAACTATTAGTGTTGCCTTGCCCTAATTGTCCATAGCCGTTGTAGCCAGAAGTGTATATGTCTCCATTTGTTTTTCTATACATAGCACAAGTGTTACCATTACTACTTTTAGAAACAGCTATTTCAGCAACATCTGTTCCTACTTCAGTTGGTGCTACAGTTGTAGTAGTTGTTCCAGTACCTCCGTGTCCTGCATATGGATAGCCCCAGAACCAAAGTTTATTTGCTGCATCTCTTGCAAACCAAGAGTGTCTTGTGCCGACACATTCAACTATATTATGATTGTTGTTGTAAAAGAAAGTTATTTCTGTTGGTACAGAATAGTTTGTGTTTGTATTTTGACCATTTTGATAATCACCTGCATATCCCCAGAAATAAACTCTAAACTTAGTTGGTGTTTGTGTAAGAATATTTGTAGTTGCACCTACAGTTCCTCCTCCTACAAGTGAATCACCATAAACTGCTCCAAGAGCAATGTGAGAACAATATCGGTCAGTATTAGCAAACACTTTCCAAAACTTAACAGCAGTCTGGTTTACTGCACCAAATCTGGTTTGGTTTGTATTGTTTGAATTGCCTAGTTGTCCGTAGGTATTGTTTCCACATCCGTGAGCAGTACCATCAGCACAAAGAACCATAAAGTTGTGGTAACTTTGATTGCCTTTACCATTTGTAGCAATCCAATATGCTTGTTTTCCATTTATTGAATTGTTAGAATCTGCAGTTGCATCAAATGGAGTTGCTTCTGTAGTATTAGCTGACCCTCTGCCTTGCCATCCGTAAGCATTATAGCCCCATACATATAGGTGACCATTGTCTCCAATCATTGCAGTACCATTAGTACCTTGCATTAAAGTATGTTTAGCTACTGAGCCATCTGATTCTAGTCTTACACCATTAAACCCATTAGCATTAGAAATAGCAGCTTGTACTGGAAATATTCTAGTTGTTGTAGTTCCATCACCTAAGTTACCATAAGAATTTTGATGACCCCAAAGTCTTAGTGTACCATCTTCCATAACACACATACCTTTACGATATGTATGACTATCTACATTTGGCAACCCTGCGACTTTAACACCACTACGATAATTTGTAGAACCCCATACTGGAAGTAAAGAAGTAGAGTCTATTTTTAAGACTTGATTTGCATTACCAGTTGGTAATCTTTGTAACTGACTTCCATCAAAATAAATTAAATCTCCAGAAGCTTGACCAACACCTAATGCACCTTGAGCAAATAAGTTCCAATTAGTTGTTCTTGTTGTAGTTGTAGCATAAGTTGGAGTGTTTATCTGACCACCCATACCACTATGATTTCCACAATAATAGTAGAGAGTTGGAGCATCGGTTGCTACTACTATTGTCACAGTTGCACCAGAAGTACCTGCAGTTCCACTAGATGTCACACCAGTTGTATATTCTGTTCCAGAATTATGAGTACCATTGCTTACTGTTGAAAATTTAAGTGGGTGATTAGCAACACTAGAATCTGATACATCAAACACATAAGTATTACCCTCATAAAGCTGAAGAGTTTGTTGTTTTACTCCATCTATATAAAAATAATTAGAACCATAATATGCTTGTACTGTTACTGTTATGTTAACAGTTTGAGGGCTAGTTGTATTTGTAACAGTACTTGGTGTTAAATTTGTTGTGCTGTCTAAAGTACAGACATACGCATCTCCGTTATAATTAACAACATCTTGTGCGTTGTAAGTTGTTGAGGAAGAGTAATCTCCTTTCCAAGAGAAAGCTACTTTTCCAAGGCTAATAGTAGTCATAATTTGCTCCTTTTTTTACTACGATTAATATCTGATTGGTTGAAATGTATAATAATTTCCATTTGGATTATTTGCAGACCCATAGTTATTGTAACCACAAACATAAGCTTTTCCACTTCGTCCAAGGGCTAAAACAGTCCAGTATCCAGTTGCACTACTTGAGTAACCATTTACTTGATAATCTACAATTGGTTCTGGTATTATAGCAGGTTGTAATCCAGTATTTGCAGGGGTGTTTGTATTTGGTTGCCCCATACCAGAACTTCCGTTATTATTAAATCCCCACATATATAGTCTGCCATCTTCTTTTAAAGCAGAGAAATGAGAACTGTAATGATTACCATTCATATTAAATTTAACTGCTTTTATTTGTTGGAGATTTTCATCTAAAACTGGATTCCAAACTTGAGTGTTAGCACCTGCAGGATTAGAATTGTTAGTATTACCTCCATTATATCCTCTGAAATATAATGAGTTTTCTCCGTTAGAGTCATTAGCATTCCCAATATACATTGCTCTTCCATAACCACCATTTACAGCCATATGTTCTTTTACATTTTCAGCAAACAAGAAATTTGAATAGTTATTTGTTCCACCCCAATTAACTTGGTTAAGACCACTATTAGTTATGTTATAAAGTTTTCCGTCACTCATTAAAACAAAACAGCTA